CGCTGCGAGCGCTAGTCGTTTACATATCAGCAAATCTTCTCTTGCGCCTACATAGGCATCTTTCATATCAGCAGGCACAGCACTAGCGGCACTCTCTTTCGGGGCGTAGTCCTCAGCGATGCTCTTCTGTAACACGATTGTGTAAGGGTTCTTCGCCCATTTATCGAAGCTCTCAGCCTCTTGCGATAGCAGGGAGCGGCTTGCTTGCCACGCTCTCCAAGCAGTTTCATTACAACCACTGCCGTTTCCTTGACCAATCCACCTCTCAAACCGTTCGCGCTCACTCACCTTTTCCACTGTCGGCTCCTTCTTTCAACCCAAGCAATGTCCACGGTGATATCCCAAGTTTTTTTACCAAATCTCGAATGTTCCGCAGACTTAAATTTCTTTTCCCGCTCAGCACTTCAGAAACCCGACTAATCGAGCCAAAGCAATCCACTAAATGTTTTTGCTTCAAGCTCATTTGATCCATTCGAAATTTGATCGCTTCAATTGGATCAACGTGTATTCCCGGTATTCTTTTTTCGTACTCCGATATCCTCTCAATCAAACCATTCAATTCTTCCAGTGCGGCTTCGTATTTTTTCCTGGTCTTAATTTTCTCCATCACCTTCCCCTCCTATTATTTTGTTGGCGTAGGCTTTGGCTGCTTCTCTTACCGCCGGCCAATCGTATAAATATCCACTGCCTTTTAGATATGCCTCCTCCAACATCCCTTGCAACTTCTCTTTGTTCGTCTCCACCAGAGCGCCGATGATGGCTAGTAATGCGTTTTCGTCAGCTTGGGAGCGCGAATAATCACCAAATTGCGCTCCATAAATTGCGCTCTGAAAATATCTATTAATCGCTTTCTCCACATCCCCTGGCACGGCCTTCCGCAAGCGCTCAAGCTCTCTGTCTTTTGCGCAAATTTGCGCATTAAGCTCGTTAACGTTTAGAGTAAAAAGCTCGTGCGCTTCTGCCAGCTTTGCCGCGAGGTTCTTAATCTCCACCCTCAGCCCTTCGCTCATTGCTCGCTCGGCGGTGAGCTTGGTTTCGAGGTCATCCCGCTCGTCAGCTAGGATAATTAACTCCATTAACTCTTTTTTAAAGATAATGCCTGTCTTTCTGTAAGCATCCCTTTGATCCTTATCTCTCATGCTCATTGCTGCTCTCCATTGATCCCGAGCTCAGAACACAAAACAGGCTTTCCGGTTTCTTTTAAGAGTGGCGCAATGCTCCGGTCATAACGAATATAAACGACGTTTCCAACGCACAATTTACTCAGGTTATTTTCTTGATATTTAACTGTTGTCGGCTCGCAACCAATCAACAATGAAAATATTGCGACCAGTAATAAAGTTTTCACGTCTGCTCTCCCTCTGCTTGCAGGGCCTTGGAAATTCTGGCATCAAGAGTTTGATCGAGTCGCACAACTGCGTTTTGCGTACAGTCGCCTTGTAAATACCAAATCAATCTATCTGAATAGCCGTGAGCATCCTTCTTTAATTGCCGATACCTCATCGCATCCCTCTCGAACTCCTGAAGGCGTCTAATCTCATCCAGGCATCCGGTGAGCGCTTTAACTGAGTTTGTCATGCCAGCACTCTCAATTCTTTTTATGTGCATCTCTATCTCTGCAATCCGTTCTTCTGTCATCATGGCTTAGGACTCCTCTAAACTATTCAAGCGCTCACCGAGTTTTATTAACGTCTTTACCTGCTCGCTATTTATTTGCAGTTGCTCGGCGATTGCTTTATGCGTCAATCCTTGCAGGGAAAGCCGATGCGCTGTTTTTGCTTTTGCTTGCTGCTTTAATTTAGTACCGCTACCCATCACCAATCCTTTCGAATCGCCGCAACAACACTATGCTCAACCTCTATCCTCTGCCTCTCCATCCCGTTTAGCGCTCGGCCTGCTATGCGCATCATTTCGTTTTGTGAGAGGGGTTTGTAAAACTCTTTCCGGGTGATATTCCTTACCGTCACATTACCGTTTTCATCGACGCTTACTTTTTGCGCCACAACCTCTTCCCCATGTTCACTTTTCTCGTTTTCCTGTACACGTTCTGCGGACGCGTCTACTTTTTGCGGTTTTGTAGACAGGTCGATTCGGCGGATGGCGACGATATGGTTATATCCATTGACGATAAACATTCCTTCGTGGGCATAATCGTCTGTGCTGCCGGTAGCGATGCGTTTTATTCCGTCATTGCTAACCGTTTTATATTCCCACTCATTCGTGCCCGCTGAGAATGCGGGTTTGCCGCCTATAACAGGTATCCATCCATCCGTTAGCCTGTAACGCTTTATATTCTCCCAAAAATGAATAGTAGGGATGTCACCTAAAGTTCTCGTCAATCCATTTCCGGCATTAAACTCTTGCTCCCATTCCTCTGCTTTAGCCCAAGGAATCGGACAAATACGACTACCATCATGCTTTATCCATCCGCCATCTTTGGCGGGGCGCATACGCCATTCGTGCTGATATTTTCTGGCAGTCTCAAATGACATGGCATGATCCTTCCATTTACCACCACAAAGATATTTTTCGTTGTATGCGTTCTCCGAATGGTCAACGATCTTAAAAAATACCCCACTTACAGACATTGCCATTTCACCAGCCTTGAACCGCTCGACACAAAACTTTTCCGTAAACTCTGCCGTGTTGAGTTCTTCCATGATGACTCCTAACGAAGTGTTGCCCAAACAAGTAAAGCGCAGATAACAAATGCGACCGCCAAAACCCATCCAACAGCCACGTTTTGTTCATGCCGCATTTCATACGCAGTTTTGCAGTAATTCGTTTCTTGCAAAGTCATTGACTGTCCACTGCGCTCTGATATCCGGCACTGAGCGGTAATGCTGTCGAGTGTTGATTCGCGTGAATCAATTGGGACAATAATTGTTGGCATCTCTATCCTAATAAGGGTGGCCAGCCTACACACGCTTGGGCAAAGGGAGGAAAACCAAGCGGGGAGAGCATAGGCTGGCCGTAGGGGTTACTTCACATTAAGAAACGGAATCGGGGCGCCTGCATAAATCGCAGTTGGCAGAGCGCCATCCCATTTGCTGGCCTTGATGTTTTCGACCTCAATTCTGCGAAGCTCTAAAACATCTTTGTTTTGCGCTAATGCGGCATTCTGAATTTTTAACGATTCAGCTTGTGCGGTAGCTATCTTAAGGTTGGCATAGGCTTCACCATCGGCCTTTGCTCGCGTTGCAGAAGCTTCAGCCTCAGCTATAGCCACCTTTTGCTTTTGCTGCGCTTCTACGGTCTTTAATTGGTTCTCAGCAACGAGCCTTAATTGATCTTGCGTGACCTTCTGGTTGATCGCTGACATGTAGGTATCAGAAAAAGAAAAATTCCGCATATCGATGTTTATTACTTGCGCGCCGTATAGACTCAACTTGGTCTTTAATGATTGGCTGATATCGTTAGAAACCTTCGCTCTCTGGCTGATTAATTCCGGCGCGGTATAGCGAGAGGTAACCGCTTTAAATACTTCTTGCGTGGCAGTTTGAACATAGCTTGATAGATTCCCGTCATGGCTGTATTTCTCGTACACCTCAGCAACCTTTTCCGGGAATATCGAGTATCTAACCGTCATGCTCACTTTTACCGGTTGAGTGTCGCTAGTGCTTCCGTCAGCATTTTCAATGCTTGATTCTTCGGCGCGGATATTGAATATAGTGATTGCTTGCCAAGGGGGAAGAATAACCAGGCCTTCATTCTCAATTCCTTTAATTGCACCAAATTGCGTAATCACTCCACGCGTTCCTGTTGGTACGCTTTTGAATGGTTGAAACGAAAAAAACATGATTAGCCCTACTACCAATAAAAGCACGTCGCGAACAATTGCAAATGTGTTCGCATTACCGCGCTCATCTTGATACCGTTTCTGAAATGACATGTTGTTTTCCTTGTTTAGTTAAATGGTGGCCCGCGCCGTTACTATCAAAAAGGTATTGACTCGTCGTAATCGTCGTTACTCTTAGGTGTTTTTAGAGCCTTCGTTTTCTCGCCGTCTTTAATGCTGAATGACAAACTTAGAAGCGGCCCCTTTTTACCTTCTTTCTTCCACCCACTTATCCAGTATTGAACGCCATCAATGAGTGCATCGCCCTTATAGTCAGGATGCGTATCCTTTTCCTTCTTCTCGTTGCGGAAAAGTACGCCTGATAGGTCTTTCTTTTCGAATGCCATTACGCTGCTACCTTTCTTTCCTCTGCGACCTTCTTAAGTGCTGACCTAATCCGGCTATCAAGCAGTGACCATACCGCTATCTTTTCGTCGCCATCCTTAATCGACTCCATGATGTCGGCGGCACCGTGCATGTCACCCTTTGCTGAATTCGCAATGATCTCTATGGCTAGCCCTTTAGCGTGGTCCTGTCGTTCAGGGCTTAATGATTCCATTGCGCCGTCTACTGGCTTGTGCGCCTTCTCTAGCGGCCTTTGTTTCGCTTGAATTTCATGCGTAGCGCTATCTGCATCGTTATCGCCCTCAGTTGGAATGGCGAAGGCTTGGAAGGCGGCATACTTGTAAGCGGCAGACATTGCTTTGTTCGTTGCTTTGTCGCCAGAATCCATCGCCTCGCCGAATGTTTTAACGGTGTGCTTACTGCCATCCTGGGCGCTTACAAAGTCGAATTCGGCTTCTACGGTTACATAGAACAGAGCGCCGCCGGATTTGCTTAGTCTCTCGTCACACTGCCTGGAAATCATCCTCGGCAGAATGCAAAGGCCGTTCGTCGCCAGAAGAGGAGATACCGCGTTGTAAACGTCGTCGATCCCGCGAAATTTGTAGCCCGCGCCCTGGCTGTTCGTGCGGTCTTTGCTGATCCCGACTTTTGACAACTCCATCTGCACTCGATTTATTGCTTTGTAGACTTCCATTGAAATACTCCTCTTCTAATCCCTTGGTTTGCAGGTATTGCATTTCATTCTCCAAACAACCGAATGCTTTGCTCTCTCTAAAATGCTCTGCAAAATAATCGACGGCGGTGTTTTACGTTGTACCGTCCTTTCGATGCAGAATGGTTTGCCGTGCTTCTTGCGCGCTGCTTCAAGCTTTTCTTCGTGAGTCATTAAATCCTCCCGGTAACTAAACAAAGAGCTACATAAGCCGCCGTAACCACAATCACGACTATTGAATCTCTGTTGTGATGAATGCGCATTGCAAGCTTCGTTAAAGACGGAATAGGGCGGTGATATTTAGTGGCGTAGTCGGTCATGATTAGTCCTGGTTGATATTGCAGTCGCAGTCGTGCGACCATTCGCCGCAACTCAGGCACCAGCCGCGACTTATTAACGCAGCCCGCAATTCGTTACGGGCATCCAAGTAATTAGGGCTACTTGGAGCGCACTTTACGAACTTGTGCACGACTTTGAACAGCTCTTGTTCTAAATCGACACACCTAATATCTTGTTGCTCGCGGCTAGCGTTAATATTTGTGAGTACGTCGATAACGCCTTGCTGCTCACTGATTATTCTTACAAGGCACTTAAGATCATCCGGGATAATTTCTTCGTTGTTGCTCATTGTCTCGGCCTCTTAATAATGACGAGCTGAATAGGGGATCGCGTTGGGTCGGAGAGGGTCATGATTTCTGCTCCGATTCGCTGGCGGGTAAAGATGTGACCATATTGGCGAATTGAAGAAGGGTGTTTTTTGATCTTTCGAACGATTTCATCGCCTCTTTCATGCTTTGGCATGTAGAGACAATATCGCTTCTGAAGTCATACCCAACACCCAAATCGATTGTTTCCTCGATATCGAGCCGCTTCAGATTTCCGTAATACTTCCCAACCACTTTTTCGACTTCTGTGTGGGAAATGATGCAGATGTAGTCGTTGTTGTTTTTGCCAATCACTTTCATATATCTTCCCTCCCTAGTTATGTTGAAGAGTGGCGGTCAGATTCAAACTGACGTAGCCGCGTTATCGTGCCGGCGACACTTTCTTGCGGTTCCCACCACGCCGCGCCACTCATGCGATGCTGACTAAATAATGGGATGTCCATCCCACAAAGGCGCTTGCTTACCCAATCAGCATCCATCAGTAGGCGGGCTCTGCACCCGCTTGCCGGCTTGCGTACCGGGGCTTGCCAATCAACCCAGGTCTCTTACCTTCTTGGTCCAGTCCGCAAACAAATCACGGAACTTCGTTTCCGGCATAACTATCAGAACAACAAACAACACCAGCATGAGAGTTGACGCATTGCCAAGATGTAAAACGATCTCAAGAATGAATCCAATAAATCCGATCCACGCCGTTAAACTTTCTGCACGACCAAGAAGGTAATTTTTCATGGTTAGTCGTTCAGAGCGGCTAAGAGCGTTTCAACCAGTCCAAGCGTTTCCACTTCGTCGATAGTTTTCGTATCAACGATGTCGAATTTGGCGCTTGTTAAGTTGTCGTCGAGGTTTTTCAGGAACGCGGTAGCAGCTGGATCGCGGCCAATCTGGATCATTGCGATGCCAAACTCATCATCACCACTATCAAGCTTGTGTGTGAACTTGCTAATGACGTTGCCAACTTCTTTGTCATCGCTTGGTTGTCCGTCAGTGATAACAACAACCATTGCGCCTTTTGCTTTTGCCTTACCTGCTGATTTGTTAGCGAGGTAATCATCGAAGCAAGCAGTCAACGGAGGAGAAAGAACGGTTCCGCCGAATGGTTGGTTTTCTTTGAAGATGTCCGATACTTTTGATGCTGTGGTATTCGAATAAACCTTGAATCCACCAGCGAAGGGGATTACAGTAATTCCGTCCGGGTCGTATTGCTCAAGCACTTTTGCGATTGCAATCGTGGATTCCTCTGCATACTTGAAACGAGTTTGACCGGTTGGCGTATCGGTCTCACCCATCGACCCGGATTTATCTACTACGATGTAGTAGTCACGGTCTTTCAAAGCTTCTGAAGTTGCGTTCATTTGTATTCCTTTAGTTGAAAAAAGTTACCGCTGATTTCCCGCGATGTTTTGCGAGTAATTTCTATTTGCGTTTTCAATCCACATTCCCGCCGACAGCGCGCCACTTGTTCACATCACGATTCCATGCTGCTTCCATCATTTGCGCTTGCTCTTCGTCGATTTGTTCAGTAGGCTGAATTAAGAAGTTCAAATGTTCGACACGGCAATCAAGCTTCTTGACGAGATCGTTAACGTTCAGCGAACTCTTCATGTAGCCCTCAAAGCGATCAATACCGAAGTGGCGAATGGCTAAGAGCAGATTGGCGTGGTCGCTCAAATCTTCACGAATTCGATCAGCCCTCAGATCAGCAGTAGCACCAGCAACAGCTTGAATGCCGCGATCTAACGATTTCACTTCGGATTGGTTGAACATTTGCGACTCCCGTTTGCTTGATGCGATGGAGTGAATGTACACAATATGTGTTTATGTGTCAACACGAAATGTGTATATCGCGAAAAATAGTTTGCTACAATTCGCCTACGGTCTGGATGTTTAGACGGGGCCGATAGTTGATCTAAGGAGGATTGATATGCAGGGCGAAGCCAGCATTGAGGACGAAAAAAACCGGATCGAGAAAGCTTTACTCGACCCGGCCACATCACCAGATACTTACTGTTATATGTATGCTGCTAGGCAGGCGCTAGCTTGGGTTTTGGACGAAAGAATCGCCGCTAAGCCATACGATGTAATAATGGATGGAAAAGTGCAGCCCTTGATTAGGGGCACTCAGGAAGCTCAAGAAGGTTGTCCGGTTGCTCACCATCAGCAACTGTCTTGAGATACTTATTGCCGTACCGGCTAGTAGCGACGACTACAGCAACCGTTCGTCCGCCGCGAGTGACATGAAATGAATATTTACCACTTTCAATGTCTGCAATTGCATCGGGTTGTGATAACTTCCAGCGATTGCCGTTTGGGTTAATTCCGCCAATGGATTTGATTCTTTCATGGGCGTCGTAGCGATTTGTTTTATTGATACATTTTATTTCAATAGACATTTATTTACTTTCTGAAGTTGATGAAATGCTCTCTCGCCTAGCCGCCAAGCATTGGGCGAGAGAGCATGTAAATTTTACTGTGTTTTATGATCCGAAACTCAGCATTCATTTTTCAGAAATGAAAAAGGCCCCGAGTGGGGCCAATGGTGGGCAATAAAAAACCCGCACTAGGCGGGTTAAGAAGGGGATTGGGGGCTTACCTGTGCGGCTTATTTAAGAAGTCGATTAGCACTCTCGGTATTGCCATGACAATATCAAACGTTAAGCGGATAGCGCCTTTGAATCCGTAGATAAACGATTCTAAGTATTGGTTTTTTAATTGTTTCATAGCCAGTGGAAGCCTTTGGCTAACATAGCAGCCAATAATCCGGCAAACATAATCATGAAGCCGATAATTTTTCGGGTAAAAAATTTGAATTCTTCATGAACCCAACTTGACCCGTTTTTCATAACCAATGGAAACCTTTAGCTAGCAAATAAGCGAGTCCAAGGGCGGTGGATATAATCATTCCGCCTAAAATTAAGAAGTGAGTATCAACCTTACCTCGAAGGTCTTTAAAGTCTTTTTTTAGATCGCCAATGTCTGACTTTATGGTTGGAAGCTCAGAATCAAGCCGTTGCTTAATGGCGCTCACGTCCACCCGCAGGGCGGTAACGTGCTCGTCTAGCTTATCAACTCGTTTAGTTAGGGCTTCCATATCGCCTCCTCCGCCATCTCCTGGCGGCAACTTGGGCGGTCTGCCGTCACCCAAGAAATTGTTAAGCCGTGACTTAATAATATCAGGGGTGCTCATTTTTTGCTCTCCGATGTTTCCGGTGGGTTATTTTCAAGCCATGCCTGTATGGGCACAAGTGCATGGCTGCGCAAATTAAAACAGTTAGTACAAGCAAGCGTCAAGATTGGCAGCGTTGGGGGCGGTAAGTCTATATCGCCATTAATTTTCACAATAAGCGGTGACAAAACATGTCCCTCTGGTGGCTCAATTAAAGTCCATTGATTTTGTCCGCAGACGTTACAGGGGCCGGAAATGCCTTTTTTTTCGTAAAATAACTTTATTTCTTCAATGGTTATATTAGCCATTATTCCCTCGGTAAGTTATTTTTGAATCACCCCACAAGCCGGACTCCAAACCCTGCCACAGCGCTTACAGCGGAACAACCGCCCACATTCAATAGACTCACTATGATATTTCCACTTGTGGCGTAGGAGGCGGCAGAGGAGGGGGTTAAGGAATGCGCGGCCTGGGTTACCTATTTTGAAAAACCTTTCATTGCCCAAGCCATGAAATTGAAAAACGCCATATATCCAGCTGTAAATAAAATCAATCCACCAATCATTTTCAGTAATGAGGAATGCGAATCTTCAAACATTACCGTTATGGCGACAAGCCATGTAATCGTTAAAAAAACATAAGAAAGACGCCTAAGTCCTCTTTCCCAATTGAAGCTAGATAAACTCATTTTTCCCTCGTTAAAAAGCCCGCTTTCGCGGGCTGGTTGATTGGCGCTAAAACCCGTTGTGGTTGTATAACTGTAGTGGTAGCTGCTGGGGGCTTCGTCTTGGTTGGGTTGATGGTTGAATCGGCGCAATAGAGTAATCATTGGGTTTATAGCCAGGTTGCCCTGTATAGGGATTAACATTTCCCCTAGTCGAATAATTATCCGATGTAGTTTGATTTGCATCGGTTTGGAAGTATGGCGCAACATAAGTGCCATCTTTTTTAACGTAGCCATTAACCAGCTTAACCGCAAAAACGGCGCTAGAGGCTATGGACAATCCAAGCAGTAATGCGAGTTTCTTCATGTTATGTCTCCCTCGTTCCAGCCCACTTAAGGCGGGGCTGGTTGGCCTTATTCTCTTTCTCGCTCTCTGCACATTTGCCCAAGAGCATCATGTAAATCATCAACCAAAGCGCGGGTGTATCGTGGATTGCGATGACATTCACCCGCAGCATTTACAATAAATCTTCTGCCCTTATAAATTGCGGCAAAGGCAAGCCCAATGACTTGCCCGTTTTTTGCGTGCTCAAGTAATTCAGATAGACATTGAATGGTGTCCGTGGATAAGGTGTCCGGGACTAGGCGAAAAGGAGGCTTCATTTTTTACCTTGATTTTTATTGTTTTCGTCTGGCAATGGCGGTTCTACCTCCTTTGGCTTTATTGATTGCCAGCGATTATTTTGGCCAATCTGCACATCAACCTCACCAGACCTAAGGTTTTGCTCAAATTGCTTTTCCCACTCCCAATACACTGAATCTTCCGTTATTGGCTTAATGGAATCTCGCAAGTAAACGGGCAATTTTTCCGTTATTGCTCGCAATTGTTCTGTTTTTTTGAAAACATAATATTTCCAACCGCTTGGTAACTTTCTCCAGTTCTCAAGTAGCTCCAATTCTCGCTTTTGCTCTTCGGTGGGTTCTGGTTGTTTTACTTCTACAGGCTCATCCAAGCACATTAGATATGCCGGACTTTCTTCTAGAATCTTTGCAAGGCAAATGATTTCAGCAACACCAGGGGTTCTGGTTCCCTGTTCGTAGTTTCCAATCGCCGCCTTGGTTAGCAGTCCATTGGTTTTTTCCGCTAGTTTGGCTTGGCTTAAGCCTTTGAATTTTTGCCTTGCCTTGAAAATTCTCGTACCGATTTCTTTCGCGTAATCCATAAGCCGAATCTTATTTACTTTTATCCGGTATGTGGTACACGAGTAGTGTACAAATGGCTTTGCAAAAGAACACAGATCGTGTATATTATTTCGCATGAACTTACCAGAATACATTGAAAAAATTGGCGATGATGCCGCTGCCGTGCTTTTTGGTGTAAAGCCACGCACGGCTAAAAGTTGGCGTTTGGGGGATAGGTTCCCAAGACCAAAACAAGCGCAATTCATAGTTGAAGCCTCAAAAGGTGAAGTGACTATGGATGGAATATATGAACGGCCTCCATCCCAGGCCGCCGCATGAGAATCCAAATAACAAACATCGGCCAGCGCTTCCGGGTAATTCCGCAATGTCATGCGACGCGGGGTAATTCCGGCATACACGCCTATCTTTTATGGTTCGGCGTTTACGTCGGCATTCATCTTCACGTAGCTGCGAAGACTCAGCGGAAGCGTGCCGCATGACTACTTCGCCCGAAATCCTGCAACGATCTTATCGACCATATCAATCTGAAGGTCGGAGTACATCGATAGAAAGAATCGTTCCTTTATGTCGATTGGGTGCAGCCGGGCGACTGCTGCTGGTGTTACAGCGTAGAGCTCTTTCAGCAGAATTTCGTGCGCAACGATTTGCGCTTGCAGGCTCTCGATTGCTAGGGCGAGTCGCCTTACTGTGTCCATTCGTTTCATATAAATCCTATTTAGTTGTCCCTCCGTTACCGGTGGCGTCTCTCGTCACCGGATTTTTTCCGGCTCCGCCGTAAAACGCATTTCCCGCTGTTCCGTCACATAGCCAAAAAAGCAAACGATGGGAGGGGTAGTGCAAGACATTGAAGTGAGAACACGCAAAGAGAAGAAATTAGGACGCATCCCAGAGATTCGAGTTGAAGAGTCTCTTGAGTTGGCGTTATCACGTCGTGCAAATTTTGAGGGCCGTACTTTAACTAATTACGTAGCTCACATCTTGCGGCTCCACATGTACGGAGTTACCGGTACCGCAACTATAGAAGCAGGCGAAGAGGACGACCAGTAATCGTTTGTACAATTTTGCCCAGGGATGAATTGAATAATGAAAATCGAACTAGAGCTAGACGAGACAACTGAAGCGGTTTTTGCTGCTGAATCGCAGGTCACCGGAATACCTATCGAACGGTTGATTGGTGACTTTTTGGATGCGCATGCAAACAAGCAAGTGAGATTGCATCACACGATGTTTCTGTTAATCGAAGAGAGGCAAGCGAAGGGCGCATTACCGCGTCAGCCACCGATAACGAAAGCGGTTCGGCAATTTGTATTTGCTTCCAGTAACGGGCACTGCGTCTATTGCAAGGTGAAGCTTGATCCGCTCGGCTCATGGTGTGTCGATCATTACATTCCCAAATCAAAGGGCGGCTCCAATGACCCATCAAATCTTGTTGCCGCGTGTAGGCAATGCAATGAATCCAAGGGATCAAAGATGCCCGAGGATGTTGTATGGATAAATTCGGGTAAACCAAGCGCCTAGCCATGCGCCGCCTCACCTACCGCGACATAGTAAAGATCATCGTATTGTCGATTTGTAGAGTGGCGCTTACCGGGATTATCTGGCTCTACACGATCTACGAAGTAATAAAAGGGAGAAAAACAAAATGAGTATCGCTGAGTACGTTCTATACCGATTAGCCGGAATCGGAGCGTTGGTAATTGTTCTAGCGTTTCTACCGATTCGCGGATCGAGGGGATACCCAAAGATTAAGGACGAATTCAGGCTCGATAAGCAGGCGCAAGCGGATTTGAATCGTCGTCGTTCGGGGAAGTGGTGATGAAACGTCCTCGCGCTCTTGATCTGTTTTGCGGGCAAGGCGGCGCATCGATGGGGCTTTTTCTGGCTGGTTTCGATGTGACCGGAATTGATATTAATCCGCAGCCTCGTTATCCATTTAAGTTTATTCAGGGTGATGCGCTCAATCCGCCGGTAGATTTAAGTGAGTTCGATTTCATATGGGCTAGCCCTCCGTGCCAAGCCTCGTCGATCGCATCCCTTGTCCAACGCAATAAGGGCAAGGTCTATCCGCAATTAATTCCACAAACACGAGAGCTGCTAGTTAATTCAGGAAAGCTTTATTGCATCGAAAATGTGCCTGGCGCCCCATTAATAAATCCATATCGCCTATGCGGAACAAATTTCAACTTGAAAGTGTTCCGTCATCGATTATTTGAAACGTCATTCCCGTTGGCGGTTCCGACCTGCACGCACAAAGGTAAAAAAATCGGCGAAGGTTATTTCTCAATTGCCGGTGGCGCAGGACGGTGGAAATCATGGGGAACCGTGCATCGAGATATTAATAAGGGATCGGTTGATGAGTGGCGTGACGCAATGGGAATTGATTGGATGTGTCGCAAGGGCCTTACGCAAGCCATTCCTCCTGCTTATTCAGAATTCATAGGAAAGGCGGCTCTCGCATGATCCGCGCTCTCCTCCTCCTATGCCTCACAGGTTGCGTCCAAACGCAGACCATAGAACAAAAGCTAGACGCGGCAATATTTGCGGCGAAAAAGAATGAATTCTTAGCTTCGCATAACTGCACATTCATCTATGGTGATTCGTGGAAGTGCTCAAGCTTGCCGGGATTCTGCATCATCCGCGAAAACGAAATTGGATGCGTGCCGCAATGAGTATGTCATCACATCAATCTGCACGCATGAAAAACGACGAGTGGTTAACGCCACCAGAAATAATTGAAGCTTTAGGATCTTATTGCTCATTTGATTTAGACCCATGTAGCCCAATAAAACGACCGTGGCCAACGGCAATGCACCATTTCACCAAAGAAGATGATGGCTTATCCAAAGAATGGTTGGGTAACGTTTGGATGAATCCCCCGTTTGGCCGCGAAGCAATTAAATGGATGCGCAAGATCGCAAGTCACGGTCAGGGTATCGCCTTGCTCGCTGTACGCAGCGAAACCAGTTTATTTTTTGAGTGCGTATGGCCTAAAGCGGACGCAATTCTATTTATCAAAGGCCGGCCGCATTTTCATTATGTTGATGGGACCAGGGCGAAATTTAATTCGGGCGCGCCAATTTGCCTTATAGCTTATGGCGCTGAAAATCATGTGGCATTAAACAACAGCGGTCTAGGGGCAGTGATTCCCGTGAAAGGCATCCATTCATCGCCGTCAATTGTGCAAGTAGAGGCGGAGTAGTGCACTACTACGAACATCACATTCGTGATTACGACACCGACACAGCACACCTAAGCTGGGAAGAGGATCTTGCTTACACGCGCCTGCTTCGCTGGTATTACCGCAAGGAAGAGCCGATACCAGCCGATTTAAAAGAAGCTTGTCGGCAAGTTAGGGCGCTCACCAAAGCGCAGAAAGATGCTGTCGCGGCGGTGTTAAAGGAGTTCTTCGAGTTACGCGAAGACGGATGGCATCACGACACTTGCGACGAGATCATTCTTGAGTACAAGGAAGGCGAGCCGCAAAGAGAGCTTAAAAAAGCAAACGAAGATAACCGGACAAAAAAGCATCGCGAAGAGCGTTCGAGGTTGTTCAAAGTATTAACAGATGCAGGTCAACATGCAGCTTGGAATATCAGCATAACTGAGTTACGGGCGCTAGTTTCCAAGCTACATGTAACGGCACCTGTAACTGAAATAGAAGAACCTGTAACGCAACCTGTAACGGCAACTGACACGCTTGTCACGGCTACCCATAAACCATTAACCATAAACCAGTATATAAAAACCCCTACTAAAGAGAGTGGGGGTAATAACACCACTGTTGGGCAAAAAACGTTCCGAACCTCCCTCCCTCGCGATTTCGGGATAAGTCCCGAAGTTGAATTATGGGCAAAGACTAAGGGCTACGCCGCCGATTTACCAGCTTACCTCGAAGTGTTCGTGCTGAAGGTCAAAGCCAACGGCTACGAGCGAGACGACTGGGATTCATTTTTCAAAACATCGATGTTGCAAGACTGGGGTGAAGTTCGAAAGAACGGCAAGTCTGGTGGCGGTAAAACCGCTCTCGAAATGATCGAAGAATCGGAGGCAACGAATGCAGAAAATTGATTTGCAAAATTTTGAGAAATTGCTAAACGAGATCTCTGATTGCTATGACCGAAAGCATTCCGCCCCTACCGCCATTAAGCATTGGTTCGAGGCGTTGATATTTCATCCTTGGGTAAAAGTCGAGGCTGAATTGCGTCAATGGCTGAGATCAAAATCCAAGTTTCCGACCATTGCCGAGATCGTTCAGCCGCTAAACGAAAAAGCGCTTGAGGAAAGGGAAATTCGCCTTACCGCTGAGAAGCAGAAGGAAAAATCAGAAGTTTTTGCAATGCAACGAACCGCCGACGGCAGAAAAATAATTTCTGAGATTAATGCCGTATTGGCAAACAGAAACCTCGATTACAAGCATTGGGCAAAAAACATTCTTGAGAAGCACGCCAATGGTCAGGACGTTCTCCCGCATTCGTTGAAATGTGCATGCGAAGCGCTGCGAGTGGATATCAATTCGATTCGGAAGGCTGGTGGCGGCGTAGCGATATGAATTTTCCGGACGCCAAAACAGAGCGAGAGAAAAACCGAGCGATGTTTCCGACGGCCGCAAAAATTTGCGATGAGTTCGAAGCGATATTTGGTAAGTGCAAATTGCTATATGCAAGTGAAAACGGAAACGAAATAGGGAAGAAGCCAGAGGGTATCGCGGTAAGTGCTGGCGACATGGTGATCGAGCCGAAAAAGGAGAAACCAAATGCTCAAGTGTGAATGCGGTGGAATATTGCGGAACGATGGCAAATCCCAACTTGCCGACGGCAACGTATATCAATACCTGAAATGCGACTGCGGCAAAAAGAGAAAGTCGCTAGGCGGGAAATTTATCGGAGAAAGCTGGACTGGACGCCGGTATGCGCAGCCACAAAAGCCAATCGCCGAGCGAATTAACGAGGCAAAAATTCTGCTCGAATCCAGTCTAGTTTTGCAGGGATTGATTAGGCCGATAGAGGTGAGGGCGTGAAGCCCGCCGAAATCAAGATAGGCCGCACATACCGACTAGGCGGCGTCTATCGAAAAGTTGTGGATATGTACACGCTGCAAAACACATTCGGATTTGATTTCACGCGGGTGGAGTACATCGAGAAAATTGGAACAACCGAAAAGCCCGGTTACATGAGTTTGAGGCAGTTTGCTAAGTGGGCAGAGAGTCAATGTTAAGGAGGGCATATGTTTAATTCAGGATTGCAGGAACAAATAGAAGAGCAGCAGGAAGAGATTAATCGATTACGTGAAAAATTAGAGGATTTAGAAGCGGCACAGAAAATCGTTCTCCCATCATCAAATATCTATATTAGTGGCGACGAGATAGAGGTGAGAGAAGTTGTGATCCGCCTCCTTCAGCATTTAAAGCTTGATTTGGAAGTCGTGCCGGCAACGGATCAAGAAATAGTTTTCAAGAAGCGCAAGCAATAGCCAGCCTTATGAAAATGTCCGCCCGCATCCTCTCTCGAAAATACTGCAAATCGTGCGGATGTTGGCGGATTAAGCGAGCGTTTAGGGATGGAGTGTGCACGGCCTGCGATTACGCAAAGGGGAAAAAGTGAACATAGACGCCGAGATTAAAGCAGCCACGGAACGGATAAACCGCCAGATAGGGCAATGGGGGCGGCATGCGCATGCGGAGAACGCAGCGAGTTTTGCGGAAGCCCGAGCCGATCTGGCGAAAAGATTCCCATCGCCGGAAAAGTTTGATTGGGCGCACGGCGGCATATTGCAAGCGCTGTTGCCTGAGATGGCTCATATCCTCGGATTATTTGGAGGTGTTTTTAGATGACTGACCTAATCCAAGCGTCAACAGTACGAATCAAGTCTATGGCTGATGGCTCTCTAGATTTGACTGTACGTATCGAACCTAAGGACATGATCGCGGCGTGCACGCTATTTGGTCAGCCTGGATTGCCTATCGTGCTCGGGCGTCTGGTGATGGATCACGAGAAGCCAAAAGCCGACATCGTAATTCCGAGGTCGGAAGATAAGCCGAAGGGCGGACCGCTGGCGCAACTTGCGGGGCAGTGGTGCCATGAGGAAAACTTTCGGGAATTCTTAATGGCTGCCGGCGGGAGTGAGATTCATTCATCAACGCAGGCCGCAGACTGGGTTCGTAATTTTTGCGGCGTCACCTCCCGCGCCGAGATAGACAGCAATCCAGATGCTAAGGCCAAGTTCCTGCGACTTCGGGCGGATTACATGAATTGGAGTGGGGCATGAATATTTCTTTTCTTGAGCTGGTAATAGTGCTTTTCATACTTTGAATATTAGGGGCCGTGACATATCCGGTTGTATCGAATATAGGCAATCCAAACGTCCAGTATGGAATTGGTGGAATTACGACAATTAGATGCATTGACGGCTACAAATTCGTTGTTGGAGGTTATGGGCAGAGCAGCCAGATATTGGATGCAAACGGTAAAGGAGTTACGTGCGAATGAAACTCTGTAAAGACTGCAAGCATTGCTATGTTAAGCCTGGAGTTGCGATGAATCTTGTAGACGGGCATTGGAATGCGGTTTGCAGTCATCCAGAAGCATTAAGTTTGGTTAATGGCATACCGGTTATGTTATGCAATGTGGCCAGGGAAGATTTTAGTTGCGGAGTTGCCGGCATTCGATGGGAGCCTAAAGAATGAGTACCGAATTCGGTGAATACATAAAAGAGCATATCAGCGCATTGGAGTCGAACGGTAGTACGAAAAAATGCTAACGGCTCGCATGAGTCAATTGGTCGAGGAGGGGAAAGAGAATGACTGAGTGGATATTGATTATATTTTTTTACGCCGGCGCTAGTGATGGTGGTGCGGCAATCATGACACTACCTAATTTTAGTTCGGAACAAGAATGTACCGCCGCGCAGTCAAGAGTTAATACTCTCGTATTCGAGCCAGTCAATGTCAGAAAAGCCAATTCTGTTTGTGTGGCTAGGAAAAAATGACCCTACCAACCAAGAAGAAGAAACTAAAGAAGTGCGCTTACTGCAAGGGTGAATTTATGCAGATTCGAATGGCTCAAAAGATTTGCGGTTATGAATGCGCGGTAGGGCTGGCAAAGAAGACGCGGGAAAACCAAGACAGAGAGCAGAAGCGAAAGAACCGGAAGGAGCTGATTGAATTTAACCAAAGCGAGCCATCGTATTGGAGGCGGAAGGTTGAGGAATGGTGCAATCGGTACATTAGATTGAGAGACCATGAGCTGCCGTGTATCTCGTGCGGCAAGTTCGCAAATTACTACGATGCCGGCCACTACATAAGCGTTGGCGCGCACCCTGAACTGAGATACAACGAGCTGAACATCCACAAGCAATGTGTAGCCTGCAACCATCACAAGGCGTCAAACGCGGTTGTATACCGGATTCAGCTAATAAAGAAGATTGGATTGGAAGCGGTGGAGTTTTTAGAAGGTCCGCATCTTCCTGCTAAATATACGATCGACGATCTAAAAGATTTACTCGGGCAATACAAAGAGAAGGTTAAGGCGCTTCAAGCCAAGCTTCAACTAACTATTTAGGGTAAAAATGGATCAATCAGAGGTAACACAATTACACCCAAACTTAGTATTGAGGATTGAGAATTGGGCTAATTGGAACCGAGAGAGAGCTTTCAAGGCGAATAAGCATTGCGCATCTATCGAGCATAAATACAGATCCCCGCAATGCTGGTACCCGCCAGAGCCTAAGCTGATTGTTGATAACCTGGATGCGCTGAAGATTGAGCGAGCCCTATTAGATCCATATCCAGAGAAATTAAAACACGTGATTAAGATGCATTACGTGAAGAAAAAACCATCGAGAGTTATATGCGATTTCATCCATATTCCTTGGAAGCAGTTCGATCTTTACTTCAAGCGAGCGCATGAAATGTTAGACAACAGATTAAGATTTGCAATTAAGATTTAGAAAGTGTATAAGAAAACTACAATTTAATTGCCCTCTCTTTATAGAGTTGTAAGCCGTCGAGGGACGGCTTTTGCCCTAAAGAATCGTAAAGCCGCCAGTTAATCGCTCGCGGCTTTTTTTATTACTCGCAGCGCCTGCCACCTAATCCCCCTTATCAGGGGATTTTTTTCGTCTAAAGGAACCTCATGGGTTGGATTGCATGGGAACCGACAGCAGATGATCCGATGTGCCACGTAGTTCCAGACTTCGGACGAGAGCATCAATTGAACGTAGGTTGCTGGTGCCATCCTGAGCCAGACGAGGAAGAAGAATTACTTTTGATTCATAACGCGGAGATGTGAGATGGCCGGTAAGAAGGGGATGCGAGACAAGCTGATTTCATCCCCGGCTGCAATGGCACAAATTCGCGCTCAAATCAACGCAGGCAAATTAATAAAACGTCTTGAGAGTCATGTACATGACGGAATTGAAATGACTCAGACGCAGATTAAGGCTTCCGAGATACTTTTAAGGAAGTGTATTCCTGATTTGGCTAACGTTACGGTAGCTGGTGATCCTGATAATCCCGTCAATGTAAGCATCACAGAAATAGTCCGCAAAATCATTAAGTGACCTCCCTGGTAATAGATACGCCGGCAGTGTTTGAGCCGCTGTTGGCTCCTGCTCGTTATAAGGGCGCAAGAGGAGGGCGGGGATCAGGAAAGTCTCACTTCTTCGGTGAATTGATGATCGAAGAAAACATTTGTCACAAGCTAGACAATGTTTGCCTTCGTGAGACGCTTAAGAGCTTGGAGTTCAGCGTAAAAAAGCTCCTTGAGCACAAGATCGAGAAGTTAAACGCCGGCGCATATTTCGAAGTTCAGGAACGGCGCATCCTTACTAAAAAGGGTGGCGTTATCATCTTTGAGGGGATGCAGAATCACACGGCTGATTCAATAAAGTCTCTTGAAGGATTTGATAGGGCTTGGTTCGCAGAGGCGCAGCGAGCAAGTCAAAAGAGCTTGGATTTACTAAGGCCAACGCTTCGAAAAGACACATCCGAATTATGGTTCGATTGGAATCCGGTAGCGGCTACCGATCCGATTGATCAATTGTTATGCGGCGATACGTTGCCGCCTGACGCCGTAGTAGTCAAAGCCAATTATTCAGATAACCCATTCTTCCCGGATATTTTGCGGAAGGAGATGGAGTACGACCGTAAGCGCGATTACGACAAGTATTTGCATATCTGGGAAGGCGAGTATCAGCAATCCAGCGAAGCAAGAATATTCAAGAACTGGGTAATTGAGGAATTCGATAGACCAGACGGAACAATATTCAGGTTAGGCGCGGATTGGGGATTCTCCATTGATCCTAGCGTGCTGGTTCGCTGCTCAGTCGATGGTAACCGCCTCTATGTGGATTACGAGGCATACATGATTGGCTGTGAGATAGTGGCATTGCCTGACTTGTTTGATCGGGTGCCTGAGTCTCGCAAGTGGTTCATTACTGCGGATTCCGCAAGGCCGGAAACAATCAGCTACATGCGCAATCATGGCTATCCGAAGATGAATGCAGCGCAAAAGGGCGCTGGTTCATTAGCTGAAGGTGTCGCCTTCTTGCAGTCATTCGACATAGTTGTACACCCGCGCTGTCAGCACTTGATTGATGAGCTGAAGACCTACAGCTACAAGCGAGACTCGCTAACCGATGAAGTCCTCTCAGTCATTGAAGACAAGAACAATCACGTGATTGATGCGCTTCGTTACGCGTGCGAGGGCGTTAGAAAAGCAATGGCGGTAAAGAAGCAAACACCAGTAGAAATGATCCCCACAGTTAACCACTTCGCGAGACGATAACGAATGAGCCGACAAACAAAAGAAGAGCGGCTGGCGGCACTGCATGCGGAGTTCATGCTTGAGTTTGACGAGATACAGGCGGCTGTTCGGGATGAGCGGTTGCAGTGTTTGGAGGATCGGCGGTTCTATTCGATAGCTGGCGCTCAGTGGGAAGGGGCGCTAGGCGAGCAGTTCGAGAACAAGCCGAAGCTCGAAGTAAACAAGATTCACTTAGCTGTCATTCGAATCTTCAATGAGTATCGCAACAATAGAATTTCAGTCTCATTCCTGCCCAAAGACGGAACGAAGAACGATCAGTTATCGGATGCTTGCAATGGCTTGTACCGCGCAGGGAGTCAGGATAGCTCCGCTGAGGAGGCGAAAGATAATGCCTTCGATGAGGCCGTAGGCGGTGGATTCGGTGCATGGCGATTGCGTGCGGTGTATGAAGACGAAGAAGACGAAGACGGCGACACGCAGAACATTATCCGCGAGCCTATTTACGATGCTGATAGCTCGGTATTTTTCAGCCTGAATGCCAAGCGATACGATAAACGCGATGCGACTCGTTGCTACGTTCTTACGTCATATACCGATAACGCATTCGAAGATGAATTCGAAAGCGATCCGTCGTCATGGCCAAAGTCCATTTACCAATTCGATTGGGCTAGTCCTGGCACCAATGTTGTGTTTGTTGCTGAGGTTTACGACGTCGAAACGGTAAGCGAAACGTTACATGTGTTTCGCGGTCTTCAAGATGAAAAGAAGCGTATATGGGAAAAGGACTTGACCGATGAGTTGCTGAATGAGTTGGAGGCAACTGGCTTCAAGGAATCTTTTAAAAAGAAGATCAAGAAAAAGAAGGTTCATAAGTATTTAGCGTCGGGCAACAAAATTGAATCTGACGAAGGGTATATCGCCGGCAATCGCATTCCTATTGTGCCGATGTACGGAAAGCGTTGGTATGTGAATAACATTGAGCGTTGCATGGGGCATGTGCGTCTCGCTAAAGATGCTCAGCGTTTGAAGAATATGCAGCTCTCGAAATTGGCTGAACTGTCAGCGCTATCGGCCACAGAAAAGCCCATCGTTACGCCCGAGCAGATTAAGGGGCATGAATACACTTGGGCTAATGACTCCATACAGAATTACTCGTATTTACCGTTGAATAGAGAATTCGATATGAACGGCAATCCAATTGCCGTTCCAATGGAATACACGCGAGTTCCCAATATTCCACCGGCGATGGCCGCTCTGCTGCAAATAACTGAGCAGGACATGCAGGATTTGCTAGGAAATCAGCAAGCCGGCGAGCAGGTGAGGGCGAACGTATCAGCCGAAGCTATCGACCTGGTGCAAAACAAGCTAGACATGCAGGCATTCATTTATATGTCGAACATGGCTAAGTCGGAGAAGTGCGACGGCGAAATATGGCTTGGCATGGCGAAAGATATTTTCATCCAACAAGGCCGCAAGCTTAAGACGATGGATGAGCAGGGCGAGCCTGGTAATGTCGAGTTGCTGAAGCCAACGCTTGGTGAAGATGGCGCCGTAGAGGGTGAGGTTGATTTTAGCCGGGCTAAATTGGATGTGGCCGTTAGCGTTGGCCCTTCTTCATCTAGTCAACGCAACATGATGGTTAAGACGCTGCTTAACGTCATGCAAGTAGCACAAGACCCAGAGACCATCCAAGTCGTCGGCTCCATGATTATGATGAATCTGGAAGGCGAGGGCCTCTCAGACTTCCGCAACTACTTCCGCCAGAAACTTATCAGGATCGGCGCTGTTAAGCCTACTGATGAAGAGGTGCAAGAGTTGCAAGCCGAGCAAGCGAATAAGCAGCCAGACCCTCAAGCCGAGTTCCTGAAGGCATCCGCAGAACAAGCTCAAGCCGAGGCCGCTAAATCGCAAACGGCGGCAACCCTAAACCTCGCAAAATCCGAAGAATCGCAGGCGAAGACGAAAGAAATTCTCGCTGGCATAGGTCGTGATGATCGCGGTCAGTTGGTCGATCACGTAGAAAAGCTACACGGAACATTCGCGGAGAATAATCCGCAGACGGCCCCCACTGCGCCTAGTCAGTGAGTTGAAGGAGAGTTATGAATCAAGAAGACGAAGCAATTGATGAGCAAGAAGACCCGCAGGACTCGCAAGACGCCGATTTAGATGACAACCCTGATCCAGAGGTAACTGATCAAGAGGGTGATGCAGAAGATTCGGAAGAAGGTGCGGACGGGGATGAAGTTGAGGGCGAATTAGTTGTAACGATTGGTGATGATCCAATCCCAGAAGACGATAAGCCTGCCGCTCCCTGGGTTCGTGAGCTACGAAAGACGAATCGCGATCTACAAAAGCGCAATCGTGAGCTGGAAGAGAAGATTAATGCTGCTGTCGCGGCAAAGCCTATTGAATTAGGCAAAGAGCCAGACTTAGAAGATCCAGACATCAATTACGACAAGGATATCTTCAGGGAAAAGCTGCTCGATTGGAATGCCAAGAAGCAGGCCGTCGAGGCTGAGGCCGCTAAAGCTGCCAAAGCCGCTGAAGATAGCAAAAAGGCATGGGAAACCACTGTCGCAACATACAACGAGAACAAGGCAAAGCTTAAGGTAGCCGACTTTGACGAGGCCGAAGACGCGCTAAGGAATGTCCTATCGGTAACGCAGCAAGGAATCATTCTAGACGCTGCCAAACAGCCGGAAATCGTCGTCTTTGCCCTCGGCAAGAACGAGAAGAAGGCGAAAGAATTAGCTGCCATTACCAATCCAGTCAAATTCGCTGCCGCTATTGGCGCATTGGAGAACACCTTGAAAGTTACCCCTCGTAAAGCACCTCCACCAGAGAAAACAATCGTTGGTAGTGCGCCGAAGTCTGGTTCGGTTGATTCGACGTTGGAGAGATTGCGCAAAGAAGCAAAGGCCAGCGGTGATTTTACGAAAGTTGTAGCGTACAAACGAAGCAAGAAGTAGTCAGTAGCTCTCCCACAAGAGCCTAAACAGTGAGTTAGCAGCTCCCCCGCCTGAGTCGATAGGTGAGATCGAAACGTGCCGCCACAGAGCGGTTTTTTTATTTCTATCTCAGGAGTCTTAAATGTCTAACTCATTTAACAAACAGGTCGATGTTGCATTTGAAGAGGTCGTTGAGGAATTTGACGATCATTGTATTCTGTCCAATAACATTTCGAAGTATGAGACTGACGCAACAAGCATGGAGCGTTCGGGTGATGTTATCTGGCGTCCAATGCCTTACATTGCGCAGTCCCATGATGGTACCGACGCAACCAATAACTTCAATCAAGCAACGCAGCTTTCAGTTCCGGCAACAATCGGATTTCCTAAGTATTCGACCGCACTTTTCACGGCTACAGAATTGCGTGATGCTGTGCAAGAAGGTCGTTTAGGGAAGGCTGCGATACAAAAGCTTTCTAGCGATATAAATGTTGCGGTAATGAATGTCGCGGCAACGCAGGGCACTCTCGTAGTCAAGCGGACTGCTGCAGCCACGGGGTTTGATGATGTCGCGCAGTGTGAGGCGATATTTAACGAACAAGGCATAAATGCGTTTGAGCGCTACCTTGCCTTGTCCACTCGTGACTATAACGGCATGGCGTCTAACCTGGCGTCTCGTGCAAATATGCAAGGCAAGCCTACCAATGCTTACGAGAAGGCATATGTAGGCGAGGTTGCATCGTTCGCTACCTACAAACTTGACTATGCGAATCGGTTAACCGCTGCGGCTGGTGGCGGCAGTATTACGATGAGCACGTTGGATGCCGCTACTAACTATTACACGCCACGCGCAACCACCACCTCGACAACCGGCGAGACTAGCAACGTAGATAATCGTTACCAAACGATTACCGTATCAAGCACCACAAGTGTCGCTGCTGGCGATTGCTTTACCGTTGCTGCGCTTGATGCGGTTCACCACATCACTAAGGGTGATACCGGGCAATTAAAAACGTTCCGCGTTATCTCCGTTCCCTCCTCAACGACTCTCGTTATCTCCCCTCCGATGATTACCGCGCAGGGTGGTACTGATGCAGAGCTGCAATATAAAAACTGCATTATCAATACAAAAGCCTCTAACTCTGCGCTTGTGTTCTTGAATACCGTTACCGCATCTGTAAATCCATTCTGGCAAAAAGATGCAATTGAGTTGCTTCCTGGTGGTTATGCAATCCCTGAAGGCGCTGGTGCGGAAGTGCGGAAGGCAACAACCAAAAACGGAATTGCTATCGTCATGACAAAGCAATTCGATATTAATACGCTGAAAACAAAGGTTCGTTGGGATATTCGCTTTGGCGTCTGCATGAAGCAACCAGAGATGGCTGGAGTTATTGAATTTAGCCAATCGTAATTAGCGCAAATCGACAGACTACTGAAGGAATATCATGGATAACATAATTTTTAGCCAAGGCCGCGCATCTATCACGATCCCGGCTAATGAAAGCATTGCCGTATCGGGTTCAGGAAGCGTCAACGTTTATCGCTTGATCGGATATCCCAACTATCCGGACACGCTTAGCTTGTTGGGTACGGTGACGAACGGGCAAACGGTATATGGCCCATATACCAGCGGTGCGACGATCATTGTTGAGGCGGGCGCTTCTGCCGCTTACTACCAAGTAGGCGTTGCGCCTGTTGTCTTCCGCAATTACCAATCCCAATTCCAGGCCGCTCCTGTTGCTCTCAATGCAACCGGAACCATCACTGAAGCATCTATCCTCGGCGGCATCTTAACGTCAACCACGGCTGCTGCTGTTGCTGGAACGCTGCCTACTGGTGCGGTGATGGAGTTAGCTGCTGAATGGGCGGTTGGTGATTCGGTTGATTGGTCGATCATCAATACCGGTGGCAATACGTTCACTCTCACTGCTGCAACTGGTCACACGATTGTAGGTACTGCAACGGTAGTAACCGTGGTTTCGGCGCAGTTCCGCACGCGTAAGACCGCAACAGATACTTTCATTACCTACCGCTTAAGTTAAGGAGCAAAGATGGAATTTCCCCGCCTGGTTTACAAAAGCGCTTCGAATCATTTCCTCGTGAATGATGAGGCAGAGTTCAAAGCATCCATTAAAAACGGATGGTTTCCGACCGTGCCTGAAGCGCTGGCGGGGAAGTTGGATTTTGAGTATGCGGAGGAGCCGGTAGAAGAGCCGGTAATTGAAGAAGCTCCAGTTGAGGTTGCCCCAGTAGAAGAGGTAACCGAAACACTCACTCTAAAAGGTAGGAAGTGAGCGACGATAAAAAAGTCGTATTTCTTGCCTTTACAAATCCACACATGGAAGTAGAGACAATTTCTAGATTGTCATGCAACGCCTGCAAAAACAAGACATTTACGCTTACCTATTCCGATGATGGTTTTCCGACATTGGCCTGTGCTTGTTGTGGAGGCCAGCACGGCCAAATTGGATGGGTTAACGATGGGAGCGAACAGTGAGCTGGACCAAGAAACAGTTCATTGAGCAAGCCTTCGCCAAAATTGGGATGGCCGGTGACATTCCCAATCTAACGGCAGAGCAAAAGGCGCGTGCGTTATTGGATTTAGATTCGATGATGGCAACGTGGAACGCGATAGGCGTTCGAATCGGTTACCCACTTCCATCCAGTCAAGCCGCAAGCAGTCTTGACCAAGAAACACACGTTCCTGACTCGGCGAACGAAGCAATCTATCTAAACCACGGCATTCGCATTGCTCCCGACTTTGGCAAGTTGATTTCACCAGAGCACAAGATGAACGCGAAGATTGCCTACAACAATCTCGTTTCTCAAACGATGGGCGAGCCGCCACAAAGACAGCTACCGGGATCAATGCCGGCTGGTGCTGGTAATAGACAAAGAGCCCCTTTCTTAACTCCGCCTGTCGATCCGCTATTAAGTGGGCAAGACGGCGAAATCGAGTTCGATTAATGCCGACCATCAATCAATTATCAGAGACCGATGAAATATCCGCTGGTGATTTGTTCCCAATTTATTCAAGCGGGAACGGTGATGCGCGCAAGGCGTCTGCGGCTGTTTTCGGTGAGTTCATTCAGGCGCAGATGGCGGCGATCGATGATAAAAATACTCAGTATGCATCTCCATCGGCAACCGGCTTTAGTGTCGTGCTCGTCGATTCCGGTAGCAGCATATGGCTAATCCTAACGCCGGTTGCGAACTATGCCGCAGGCACGCTCATTCTGCCTTCGCTGGCGAACTCAGTAGATAAGCAAGAAATTCTCGTCAATTGCACGCACGCAGTTACCACTCTCACGATTAACGGCAATGGGTCATCGGTTGTTGGTGCGCCAACAACGCTAGCGGCTGGCGACTTCTTTCGGTTGCGCTATGAGGGCGTCACTAAAATCTGGTACTGCGTTTAAAAGGATATCGAATGCCCAATATTTACCCAGGCGGTTCAGCCGATGTAGTTGTTCCGGTCGGACAAAAAATAGTCATCGGAAACTTTGGTTCGAGCACGGCAATCGTTTATTTATCGACGCTGCCTGGTGCTCTGCCTCAACAATTCGCTGAGGTTTCACGTGTAACAAATGCGCAAACTATTCTCGGCACGTATAACGCGGCGAGAACGGTAAGAATCGAGGCTGGAACGGACACTGTTCGATATAGCGTCGGCGTGAATCCGTCGATTACTAATTACACGCAGGAAGGTTATACCTGGGCAACCAAGCCAAGCGCCGCATCTTCCAGCGGCGTCATGATTTACATCAAAGATATCGGCTCTGGCGGTTCGTTGTGGATATCGAATGGAACGACTTGGAGACCGATTGCTAATGTTCTGACATTGGGCGCACTCACTACCCGGCAGAATGTGGCGGCGGGTGCATCCGAAACAATCGTCTATCAAACGTTATTGCCTGCTGCATTCCTGAATGTATATGACCGATTAAGGCTGTTTCAATCAGTCTCAAAAGCCGGCACTACAAATACCGGTGTCTTGACATTTAGATTCGGCACAGCCGGGACAACTAGCGACACATCGGTGTTTTCTGGTAGCGCGATTTCCACAAGTAGCCGCGTGATCGGAAACATTCACGATTTCAAAGTGGCGTCTGCCACTACATTGCAGCACTTGGGTTTGGGTAATACTAACTCGGTTCTAGGCTCTTATTCTGGCTCAGGCACGACTGCGTTTCCTGCGGCAGTGACGATCTCCGATGTTTCCAATGCGCTGTATTTCTCGATTGGAATAACTGCGGGCGGCACGGATGATCTAGCGCTTGAGGATTGCTACTTGCAGTACATAGCAGCCCCGTAATGCAAATAAATATCTTGAGTGGGATATATGCTGACAACACTTCAGATTTCAGAACGTCCTATCCCCGTAATTTCATTCCAGTTCCAAAGCAGCAAGGCATTTCTAACGGCTATTTAAGGCCTGCTGATGGAATCGTTCAGTTTGGGGTTGGCCCAGGCTTCGACCGCGGCGGAATCAATTGGAATGGCATTTGTTATCGGGCGATGGGAACAAAGCTTGTTCGAGTCAATGAAGATGGATCGGTTACGACGCTCGCCGAGATCGGCGGGACTGATTTAGTTCGTTTCGATTATTCGTTCGATAGGCTTTCCATCGCGTCTGACGGGAATTTGTATTATTGGAACGGCATTTCTCTGTCTCACGTTACCGATGGCGACCTTGGTCTAGTTGTAGATCAGATGTGGATTGATGGCTACACCATGACGACTGACGGAGCGAACTTGGTAGTCACCGAGCTAAACGACCCAATGTCCGTAAATCCATTGAAGTACGGAAGCTCAGAAGCCGATCCAGACAAAATTAAATGCATCTTAAAGCTGCGCGGTGAAGTCCATGCGGTGAACAGATACACCATCGAAGTATTCCAGAACATCGGCGGAGATTTCTTCCCATTCCAGCGAATTAAGGGCGCACAAATAGCGCGTGGCTCGATAGGGACTAGAACGGCTGCAGTGTTCTTGGATGCCATTGCGTTTCTTGGTGGCGGACGAAATGAACCGTCCGCTGTATGGCTTGGTGTTAATGGGCAATCAAACAAGATTAGCACGCGGGAAATAGACACTATTCTGTCTGAGTATTCAGAAGAAGATTTAGCCGGCGTATTGTTGGAAACTCGCATTGATCTAGGGAATCGGTTCTTATTACTGCATCTACCGGATAAGACATTAGTTTATGACGGCGCAGCCTCTGCTGCTGTTCAAGAACCGATATGGTTCACGCTTGATTCTGGCACAACTACTGCCAGCAAATACCGGGCTAGAAACCTAGTTTGGTGTTACGGGAAATGGATTTCCGGCGATCCAACATCAAGCTTGCTTGGATATTACACGCACGCGGTATCTAGCCATTACGCGCAGGTTATTGGTTGGGATTTTGGAACGCAGATTCTCTACAACCAAGGCCTAGGCGCCATCATTTACGAACTGGAGCTAGTCGGCCTTCCTGGGAATGTGGCAATTGGTGCTGACCCCACGATTTACACAAGTTATTCCAAAGACGGCCAGACGTGGAGTGCTGAAGTTCCAAGGCAAGCCGGGAAGCTGGGCGAAACAACCAAGCGCTTACGCTGGCTACAGCAAGGCTCTATGCAGAACTGGCGAATCCAGAAATTCAGAGGCACATCTGATGCGCATATGTCATTTGCGCGGCTAGAGGCCAGAATTGAGCCGTTGAATGCCTAGCTTAAACAGGGCAACGCTCGCTAAATTCCTTCCGGACGAACGATCCATTCGAGAGTTTGAAAACTTCGTCGGCAACGTTGATTCTGGTCTGCCAACGGCAATTGATTTTATCCTCGTATTGGCCAATGAAGCCGGCACTAGCGCAGATAACGCCGATTCAAAGGCTACGTTAGCGCTAGATGCATTAGTTTCAATCGCCGAAAGTTTGTCCATTCTTGCTTCTGCGCCTCCGGCTGCGGCGTTACGAGAGGAGGTGATCGAGTTAACGAGCCGGCTTAATGAACTGCAAAGCCAGCCATCGCAGCAAGTTAATGCCGAAACTCTGCCCGGTACAACGCTTTCATCTGAAGTAGTCAACTCATCGCTGACTACTGCCGGCATTTCTTCAGCCTCCCCAACGTTTTCGGCTGGTGACAAGTACGTCATTGTTGATGCCAGCGGTAACTTACACGTATCAGCATTAGGGCCTGCATCATGACAACAACCGTAAAAGTATTAATCCCCGCAAAGATCGCGGAAAACTCGCAGACGACGCAATACGCCGCTGTCAGCGTGAAGGTGATGATCGATAAATTTACGGCCACTAATTATTCAGGTGGCGCGCAATCTTTATCGGTAAATATCGTTACGAGCGGCGATACGGCCGGCAATCAGAACTTGATTAAAAAGACCAAGGTTTTACAGGCCGGTGAAACTTATACTTTCCCGGAAATTGTCGGTCATTCCTTGGAATCCGGCGATTTCATTTCAACCCTTGCAAGCGCAGCAACATCAATAAATATCCGTTGTAGCGGTAGAGAAATAAGTTAATCCCATCTAATAGCTGAGTGTTCGGAGTGGCCAGCGACTCGACCCTGAAAAGGAGCGGTTCATGGCTGTACCTGTAAAAATCAGCATCGCGGACAAGTTAGAGCCGCACATGCTTCAACTCCCTCAAGTTGAATGCCCGGTCGTCCATCATTTCGGACCTGGGATTTATATAAGAGAAGTGACAATACCGGCTGGCACATTCGTTGCCGGCCACGCTCATAAACATGAGCATCTCAATCTCTTGTTGTCCGGAGAAATTAAGTTTCTTGGTGAGGATGGGCAATTAAAAACTCTAAAAGCGCCAATGATTGTAATTAGTCCGCCTGGGAGAAAAATAGCTTACACGGTCACAGAAACGGTATGGCAAAACATTCATGCTACCGAAGAAACGGACCTTCAAAAACTAGAAGAAATGTTTGTCGAAAAATCGGAAGCATGGATATCGAATGACGAAGCAAAAAGATTAACGGGTACCCACGTATTAGAGGTGGGCGAATGAGCTGGGTTGCCGTCGCCGTTGCAGGGGCTGCTGTAGTTGGTGGCTACGTGTCGAGCCAATCGCAAGAAGATGCCGCCAATACTGCCGCCAATGCGCAATCAAACTCTGCTGCTGCTGGCATCGCCGAACAAAGACGCCAGTTTGACGGCATTCAAAAGCTATTAAACCCATATGTAAAGGCCGGTACTGGTGCGCTCGGCGCGCAACAAAACCTGGTCGGTTTGCATGGTGGTGGCGCGCAACAGAGGGCCATTAATGGGATTCAGAATTCGCCTCAATTTCACTCGCTTATGCAGCAGGGTGAAAATTCAATCTTGCAAAATTCTTCTGCTACCGGTGGCCTTCGTGGAGGAAATACCCAAGCCGCACTCGCGCAGTTCCGCCCTCAGTTACTTTCGCAATTAATTGATCAACAGTATTCGCGGCTCGGCGGGCTTACAAGTGTTGGGCAGAACGCAGCCGCTGGTGTTGGTAATGCGGGCATGCAAACTGGTGTCGGCGTTTCCAATTTATTGCAGCAGCAAGGCGCAGCGCAGGCCGGGGCTGCATTGGCGGGTGGCAGGGCAGATGCGAATTTCTATGGTGGTCTTGGTAGTCTCGCCGGCGCTTATGCGGGGTATGGTGGCTTTGGTGGCGGTCAACAAGCTTATCCGGCTGGCTCCACTGGCGGCGGACCTAATGCGGGGAATGGATTTTAATGGAACCAATCAACTACTCGATAGATGTTAAGTCGCCATTCGATCAAGCAATAGCCGGTTATGGTGCCGGCGCGGCGATTCGGAACGATCAACAGCAGCAAGCGCAGGTTCAATTGCAGCAACAACGGCAACAGCAAATGCAAAAGGACTTGTTCGCGCTATCCAGCAATAAAAACGCTGGCGCTCAGGATTACGCTGCGATCATGACCAAATATCCTGAAGTCGGCGATCATTTAAAGCGCTCCTGGGATGTGCTCGATGCCGATCAACAGAAAATTAGATTAGGCCAAGCCTCGCAAGTATTTGCAGCAACACAAAGCGGCAACAATGATGTAGCGCTGGACCTCATTAACAAGCAAATGGAGGCCGCGAAGAATTCCGGCGATATGCAAACATATACCGGGCTTAAAGCTCTAGCTGACGGCGCGGCAATTCATCCTGAATCATTAAAGACTTCCAGCGCTTTAATGCTGTCGTCAATTCTTGGCCCTGAGAAATTCGCCTCCACTTATGCCACGCTTGGCGATCAAGGCAGGGCCGCACAGAAAGCGCCGGTCGAGCTAGCGAAGACGCAAGAGGAAATCAACGCATCCCAAACTAAGCAAAAGCTTGACGCGTTAGACGTTCAAATTAGGCAGGCTGATAGCGAGACTAAGCGCGGGGAATTGCAGCTTCAGCGGGATAAGCTTCAAAAGGAGTACGACCTTAAAACCCAGACCGCACAGAACGACGCACAATCGCAATCTGATGGCCTTGTTCAGGGATTGGCAACAGTCGATGCGTTAATGAAGCATCCGGGCTTAAGTTCTGGTACTGGCATGGGTAGTTCAGTTACGTCATTTTTCAACGGTACTGACGCGAAAGATTTCAGGGTTCAGCTTGAGACGCTTAAGTCTCAACAGTTCCTAACCGCCGCCAAAGAATTGAAGGGCATGGGCGCATTGTCTGATGCTGAAGGTGCGCGACTGGAGAAATCCATTGCAAGTCTTGATCCAAGCCAATCAACTTCGCAATTCAAAACAAATCTTGGCGTTATCAGAAGCACTCTTCAAAAGGCTCAAGCGAAACTTATCGCCAATGGCAAGCTGCCGAATACTGGCGGTGGCTTCGTCATGAAGCACCCTCAGTATGGGAACGTTACTGAAGGCGATATTAACCGCTTGATGACGCAAAATCCAGGCAGTACCAGGGATCAGATATTGCAATTCCTGAAATCTACCGGTGGTCAATGATGGCTGAATTTCCAGAATCATACAAAGACGATAGTTATGGAAAGCTGGATTCGGCGAATGAGCAAAAATATGGGCTTCCTGTTGGCTTGGTGTCATCTATCCGTGAGTATGGAGAGAAGACGAATGCTAGCGAGGTAAGCAGCGCGAAAGCAAAGACGCCTTATCAGTTCATTCCTTCAACACAGAAAGCCATTCTCGATAAATACGGCATTGATGTAACGCTCTCTCCTGATAATGCTTCCGAAGGCGCGGCCTTACTATTAAAAGAAGGTTTGGATCGATCTAAGGGCGATATTGAGCACGCTGTGAGGTCGTATCACGGCGGCACCGATCCTAAGAATTGGGGGAAGGTTAACGATGCTTACTGGAGCCGTGTTTCTGCTGGATTAGAAGGAAAAAAATCTGATGCGCTATCAAGTAACTTTTCGCAATGGATGCAACAGAATCCAGCGATACCAGATAAGCCACAAGAAGCCGCGAAGCCCGCAGACAAGCTCTCTGGGGACTTCGCTAATTGGTTAAAGAATCCGACTGCGCAATCCACTGAAGGCGAAACGCTTCGCGCCGGAACCATTCCGGGCCAACCGAACCAAGCGCCCACACAAGAAGCCCCCTCGAGCATTACTGACAAAATAATAGGCGCTGGCGAGGCTGGATTATCTACGGCGGCGAATCTTACTTTAGGCGCTGGCGGATATGCAGCCGGGGCGTTGGGCGGCATTGCTGAGAGCGTTCAAAACGGCACGTTTGGCACGCAGGCAGGCGTCAATACTGCCGCTGATTCAGCCGATAGAATTGCCGGACAAGTAACAGCGCCATTTCAACCAAGAACACCCGAAGGACAGAAGCAAGCTGCTGCCATTGGCGAGGGCATGAATGCGCTTGTACCGGTGATGCCGCTTACCGCTGAAATGGGCGCTCTTGGTCAGGGCATGAAATCCGGGGCTGCTCTCGCTAAAGACATTGCCTTACCGAAGGTCATGCAGGCCGTTGATGCGGTGAAGCAACGCGCACAAGGCGCCCAAGAACCTGCGGGAGTGTCGGCTATGCCCGGTAGCGTTGGCGCCGCGGGGGCTGATGTTGCTGTTGGTCGCATGGCTAGAGCCGAAGACCTGCCAGTGCCAATCAATTTAACCAAGGCGCAAGCAACGCGTGACTTTACCGAGCAGCAATTCGAGCGCGAGACCGCCAAATTACCAGAAGGGGCCCCTCTAAGAGATCGTTACGCTGCGCAGAACGACGCGATGTTGCGTAACTTTGATGCAATGGTTGATATGACCGGCGCGGATGCTGCCGGACTTCGGCAAATGGGACAGGCGGTTGATAAGGCGCTCATTGATAAAGTTGCGACCGCGAAGACAAAGATAAAAACGCTTTACAAGGAAGCTGAAAAAGCTGGCGAGCTAGAAGCGTTAGCGCCAACGGCAAACATCACCAATTTTTTAAATCAATCATCTTCCGCTGAAAGTCTTGCCCCTGTTCTTGGTGCGGCAAAGAAAGAGCTTATTCGATTGGGCGGCGCGGTCGAGGCTGAGGGCGGCGGAGTAGCGCCCACACAGCTATCTCTAAAGGACATGGAATTCTTGCGCAAGTTCGTGAACAAAGTCGCGGGCGCGGACCCTACCAATATCAAATATGCGGTGGACTTAAAAAACGTTATTGATGCATCCACCGATGGATTGGGCGGCAACCTTTATAAAAAGGCAAGAGCATCTCGCTCTCAGTTTGCAAAAGAATTTGAAGATCGAGCGGTAATCAATCGACTGATAACTACCAAGCCGGGCACCTCCGATCGCCGAGTGGCCTACGAAGATACATTCAATCACATCGTTCTAAACGGTTCGCTTGACGACATCCGGCACGTAAGAAGGGTCTTGCAAACCGACCCGACCGGGCAGGGCGCGCAAGCTTGGCGAGAGGTCCAAGGACAAACGATAAATTGGTTGAAGGAGGAGTCTACTAAAAACGTTGCGCGTGATGTGCGCGGCAATGAAATTGTATCGGCGAGCGGTCTAGATAAGGCCGTTAGAACCCTGGATAAAGATCAAAAATTAGATTTCATCTTCGGTAAAAAAGGCGCTGAACAAATTCGCGATTTAAATGATCTCGCAAAAGACGTCTATACCGCGCCGCCTGGTTCCGTTAACTCTTCCAATACGGCTTCAGCCCTCAAGGTTGCATTGGACGCCCTTATAACTGGCGCAGTTACCGGAATTCCAGCACCAGCATTTTCGGCATTAAAAGAGGCTCTAAAGTTTATGAAAAACAGAAAGACGGCGGCGCGAATCCGCGAATCTTTGAGTTACGGGAAACAAGACGCGAAACAG